GAACTACATCGCTGACTTTGGCACGAACAGTTTTACCGTATCTAATCTGACGGCGACTTCGGCCACGATCACAACGCTGACTTCGACCTCGGCGGGGATTACCACCCTGACCGGTACCAGCATGAACGTCACGACGGCAACTCATGCCTCAGCAAACATTACTCAACTTCAATCAACTTCGGCCACGATTACGACGCTGACTTCGACCTCGGCGGGGATTACCACCCTGACCGGTACCAGCATGAACGTCACGACGGCGACTCATGCCTCAGCTAACATCACTACCCTGACGGGTACAACGGCTACCTATACATCGGCCACGGTTACGAACCTTGGATCAACCTCGGCCAACATCACGACCCTTACGGGTACAACGGCTACTTACGGTTCAGCCAACATCACGACTCTGACTGGCACAACGGTCACTTATTCGGGTAGTGGTCGGGTCAATTCGCTTGGCGTAGGCACGGCAGCGTCGGGTACGGCGGGAGAAATCCTTGCCACTAATAACGTTACTGCTTATTACTCTGATGCTCGGTTGAAGAACTTCCAAGGCTCGATTCCCGATGCACTTCAAAAAGTGAAGTCTTTGGGCGGCTACCTGTACGTTGAGAATGAGTTAGCCAAGTCATTCGGGTTTAACAGTGACGATCAACAGGTCGGTGTTTCGGCTCAAGAAGTCGCCGCCGTCATGCCGCACGTTATCGCGTTGGCTCCGTTTGATATGGCTCCGGGTGGTCAAAGTGCGTCGGGGCAAAACTATATGACTGTTCGTTACGAACGACTTGTTCCGCTTTTGATCGAGGCAATTAAGGAATTGTCTGTCAAAGTTGAAACTTTAGAAGGGAAGAAGTAAGCCATGCCACTTCCTACAGGTTCTATATCACTCTCTCAAGTAAACACTGAACTTGGGCTATCCTCCACTACTCAAATCTCATTGAACCAAGCGAATGTGCGTACACTTGCTGGTAAGGCTTCCGGCGCTATTTCAATGAGCGATCTGTGGGGTAAGTCTGCTTATGCTGGCCCTACTAGCGTTGAATATCTCGTTGTCGCTGGTGGTGGCGATGGCGGATACTCATCGTATTATGGTGATGCTTACTGGGGTGGCGGTGCCGGTGCCGGTGGCTTTAGAACAGCTACGGGCCTGTCTATTACTGCTGGTACTACCTATACGGTAACGGTCGGCGGTGCTAACTCCAACTCTGTATTTAGCAACATAACGAGTACCGGAGGCGGTTACGGTGCGTCGGCGGAATTTAACGTTTATGGCGGTTATGGCGGTTCCGGTGGTGGCGGTGCATACGCTATTTTTGGCGGTAATATTCAAGTTGACGGTGTTGGCGGTGCCGGTATAGCTGGTCAAGGTAATAATGGCGGTAATTCAACTCAATTTAACGCTGCCGGTGGCGGCGGTGCCAGCGCAGCAGGAGTCGTTGGATTTGGAGGTAATAATGGCGGCGGTGCAGGTACCGCATCTAGCATCACTGGTACGTCTGTAACTTACGCAGCGGGGGGCGGTGTTGCCAGTGAAGGTAGTGACGGTCTCAGTGGTGGGGCCAATACTGGCAAAGGCGGTGGCGGCGGACAAGCCTCTCGTATTAATCCCTTCACAGAAGCGTTCGGCGGTGGCGGCGGTTCCGGTATCGTCGTCGTCAGATACGCTGATTCTTTCTCCGCTGCAACCAGCACGACTGGATCGCCAACCTACACGGTTTCCGGCGGTTACAGGGTTTACAAATTTACTGGCTCTGGCTCAATCCGCTGGACTTAATTAAGGTCAACTAAGTATGGCTCATTTTGCACAGCTTGATGAAAACAACTTAGTCGTACAGACAATAGTTGTAAGTAACGAAGTCATTAATAATCTACCTTTTCCGGAGTCTGAACCCGTAGGTGTAGAGTTTTGTAAATCTTTGTACAAAGGACAAGATACGGTCTGGAAGCAGACTTCGTACAATTCTAATTTTCGGTGGCGGTATGCCCGTCCCGGTGGTTATTACGACGCTATCAATGATGGCTTTTTGCCGCCTAAAGCACATGCGTCTTGGGTTGTAGACCCCGTTAAAAAGAATTGGACTGCGCCCGTTCCGTATCCTTCTGACGGAAATGTGTACCAGTGGGACGAACCAAGTTTGTCATGGGTGCCTAAACCTAAACCGTATCCATCATGGATTCCTGACCCAACTTGTACTCAGTGGGTACCGCCGATTCCGATGCCGTACCCAAATATGCCGCCTTTTTATGAGTGGGATGAATCCACCTTTTCTTGGATAGAGGCACCGCAATCATGATGACAATGGTCTCAACGTTCCTGTCCTTCCTCGCGGGTGGACTCCCCAAGATCCTCTCAATCTTCCAAGACCGGCAGGACAAGAAGCATGAACTCGCCCTCGTCGCTGCCCAGAAGGAGCGTGAGTTGGCTTTGGCTGAGCGTGGCTTCATTGCTCAGGCTCGGGTCGAAGAGATCAAGCTGGAGCAAATCCAGACGCAGACGGCAGGCGAAGAGCGCCAAGCCCTGTATCAGCACGACATCGAAATCGGTAAGGGTGCTTCGCAGTGGATGGTGAACCTCCGTGCGTCGGTACGTCCGGTTGTGACTTACATCTTTGTGCTGGAACTTGTTGCTATCAACATTGCTGGTGTTTGGTACGCCTACAACACGGGTGTACCCTTCGCCGCTGCGATGGCTGAAGTGTTCTCGGATGACGAGATGCTCATACTGTCGTCAATCATAGCCTTTTGGTTCGGCACGCAGGCGTTCGGCAAAAAGTGAAAGTCTCCAAGGCCGCTATCGACATGATCAAACATCACGAGGGGGTACGGACCAAGCCTTACCGCTGCCCTGCCCTTTTGTGGACTGTCGGTGTCGGCCATGTGATTGATCCAAAACACACCGCTATCCCATTTAATGAACGCAAGAATCTACCGATACCCGCAGGCTGGGACCGGGTTATCACGATGGACGAGGTGGACCAGATACTTGCTGAAGACCTTCGTCGGTTTGAGCGTGGTGTGGTTCGACTTTGCCCTGCTGCTGTTGGCAATCAAGGAATCTTCGATTCTCTCGTCAGTTTTGCCTTCAACGTGGGTCTTGGCAATCTCCAACGCTCTTCCCTTCGGATGAAGACCAACCGTGGTGAACTGGAAGAAGCCGCTGACGAGTTTATGAAATGGACTAAGGCGGGTGGTAAAGTACTGCCGGGACTGATTAAACGGCGTATGGAAGAACGTGCGCTGTACTTGTCGGGGGTTATGTAATGCCACTTCAGAAGGTCGAATTCCGCCCCGGCGTTAACCGTGAAACTACCAACTACGCAGGCGAGGGGGGCTACTTCGTCGTAGACAAGGTGCGTTTCCGTGGTGGCTACGCCCAAAAGATCGGTGGCTGGATAAACTCTTCCACGATTCTGTCTACATTTAAAGGCGTTGCCCGGTCGCTATGGAACTGGGTGACAATCGACGGACTTAACCTGCTGGGCGTCGGCACGAATCAGAAGTTCTACGTCGAATTAGGCGGTGAGTACTACGACATCACCCCGCTTGGTAATTCCTTAAACCTGTCTCAAAACCCGTTTACGACTGTATCGGGTAGTAACTTTGTCACTGTTCTTGCCTCGGGGCATGGCTCGTCAGTGGGTACCTACGTTACCTTTTCTGGTGCCACTTCGGTAGGCAGTCTGACCCTAAATGGGCAGTTTGAGATCATAGAAGTTCCGGGCGATAACTCGCTCGTGATCGTAACCCCGACTGCTGCTAGTTCGTCTGCGACGGGCGGCGGTTCGCTAGTTATTGCCAGTATCGACATTGATGCTGGTACCGCTGTCTATACGTCCAACGTCGGTTGGGGCGGTCCTCCGTGGGGATCAGGCGGTTGGGGTTCTTCAACTCCGCAGGGTGTTCCGCTGCGTTTGTGGTCACAGTTTAACTATGGCAATGACCTGATCTTTGCTGAGAACAACGGTCCGATTTACTACTGGACTAATGACACTACTACGTGGGCACGGGCTATCACGCTTGAAGAAAAGGCCAATTCACTGCCTAAAACAACGACGACGGCAGCC